GTCCAAAAGTGAAGAGCATATAATTGACTTTCTAGATAAATGCCCAAAAGGTAAATACGATTATCTAGGAGCCAGTTTAAGCCTCAAAGATTCACAAACCTATGATTATGGTGCCTACTCAGAGAAGTGGGCAGAATTGCAGGTTAAAATAGATGAATTGAAGGCAGAACAAAAAGATATAGAGGAAAATGGTAAGAAATTTGAGAGAGGTCAAATCCCATTGAAATCTTACAAACAAACTTATTCAATAACACTAAATAAATAAAAATGGAAAAAGTAGAAAAAATCGGTGCTTGGACAAACAAGACCAAAACAGGTAAACAAGTAATTAATTTTACTATTGATGGCAAAAAGTATGATATGTATGTAAACGATTTTAAGAAGGAGGAAAAACATCCTGATTATCAAATCATAGAGAATACATATAAGCCTAAAGCCGAAGCTAAAATGGAATACGCATCTCCAGTAAACCAACAAGAAAGCGAAGATGATTTGCCGTTTTAATTAACTATCTAAAAACAAAAACTATGAGCCAAAACAAACAAATAGCAGACTACCTAAATAAAGGTAAAAAGCTAACTACTATTGATGCCTTAAACAAATTTGGATGCTTTAGATTAGCATCACGAATAAACGATTTAAGGAATGAAGGGATAAATATAGCAACAAAGATTATTAAGCTAGAGAATAAGAAGCAGATAGCTCAATATTCAATTAAATGACACACGCATCATTATTTAGTGGAATAGGTGGGTTTGACTTAGCAGCCGAATGGGTAGGATGGAATAATATATTTCATTGCGAATGGAATCCATTTGGTCAAAGAGTTTTAGCCCACCATTTCCCAAATTCAAAATCTTATAATGACATTACCAAAACAAACTTCTCAATTCACGCAGGAGAAATTGATGTTCTCACAGGAGGATTCCCTTGCCAACCATACTCAAGTGCAGGTAAACGACTTGGGAAAGCCGATGAAAGACATTTATTCCCAGAGATGCTTAGAGCAATTAATGAAGTTAAACCAACTTGGGTCGTGGGCGAAAATGTACTCGGCATTGTTAATTGGGGGGGGGGGGTGGTATTCAACGAGGTGCAAGTTGACTTGGAAAATCAAGGGTACGAAGTACAAGCGTATATACTTCCAGCTTGTGGCAAGAACGCTCCACACAAAAGAGAACGAACTTGGTTTATTGCCTACTCCAACTCTGCAAGATTACACAAACAGTACATTCCCACCAAGTCAAAAGAAAAGATTTCACATAGTGGGATATTTAATGAGAAAAGGAATTTTAGCTCATTCCCAACTCAACCCCCAATTTGTGGAGGAGATGATGGGATTCCCAAAGAATTGGACTCTATTACCTTTTCTAAATGGAGAAACCAATCAATCAAAGGTTACGGAAACGCAATAGTACCACAAGTGGCTTATGAGATATTTAAAGCCATACAAAGTTTTGATGATTTAGTAAATGTTTAGTAAATTTGTAACGAGTGTCGGATACTCATTAAGAACTTATTGCCCTTGCGATGAACTACCAATCCGACTGGTAGGGATTCAATGGGGCTTTTTATTTTATGTCAAAAGATACATTCTATTTCTCCCACGACTACAATAGCCGTAATGATGAAAAGATTAAGTTTCTAATAAGGAAACACGGATTACTAGGGTATGGTTTATTTTGGTCCATCATTGAAGATTTATACAATAATGCGAACGCATTGCGAACGGATTACGAAGGCATTGCTTATGATTATAGAATAGATGTTTCTATTGTTACAAGTGTAATAAATGATTTTGATTTATTTGTTTTTGATGCAGAGTATTTTGGTAGTTTATCAGTGCAAAAAAGAATAGATGAAAGAGATTCTAAAAGTGTAAAGGCAAGAGAATCAGCACATAAGAGATGGACTAATGCGAACGCAATGCAATCGCAATGCGAAGGCAATGCTATAAAGGAAAGGAAAGGAAAGGAAATAAATGAAAAGAAAGTAAATAAAGTAAATATAATAGATGAGCAGTTTGATGAATTTTGGGATTTATACGATTATAAGAAATCTAGGGATAAAGCAGAAAAGGCTTGGAAAACTTTAAATCAACAGGAAAAGGCTTTAGCTTTACAACACGCACCAGTATATGCTCAATCTACCCCTGATAAACAATTCCGTAAACATCCTACAACCTATCTAAACAACAAATCTTTCAACGATGAAATTATTGAACGAACTATTAGTACAAAACTTAGCTACGCAGAACTTGAATGGGAACGACTTAAAAATCTTGGATAATGATGAACTAAAGGTTTATAAGGCTATGGAATCTATGCACATTGGCAAATGCTCAAGAATAGAAGTAACAGAGCATTTAAAGACCTGTATTGCTTTAAGTGGTATGCAAGTGCCAACAAATCAAATATTCAATCTATGCGTTTCATTTACGATAGAATCGTACGGACAATACAAACTCAAGGAACTGGGAGTAGCATTTAAGATGTTTGCAGAGGATAAGTTTACTATTGGCAATCATATAAACTTTTCTCCTAAGTTAATTGGGGAGGTAATGAATGCCTATAAAAAGATAGCAGTACAAGTAAGAAACAAAACAATTCAAGAACCTAAACAAATAGTTATGCAAGTAGATGAAGAAAAAGTAATGCGAGAGGAAGCCGAGTATTGGAAAACATCTAAGAAGGACTGGCGATTCCTTAACTATCAATGCTTTGACTATCTATGGAAACGGAAACTACTAAAAATAACCCCTGATAAAGCCGAGTACATAAAATCTAAAGTAAAAGCCTATCATTTGGCACAGGCTAAGAAGCCAGAGGATATGTTAGTAGATGAGGAAACTATGAGACAACAATGCAAAAAATATTCCCTTAAACTTTATTACGACAACGAATTATGATAGAAACTATAATAGTATTTATTATCCTTTGGATTTGGATAATTTACGAAATGATTAACGCACCATTAAACAAAGACAAATGAAAGAAACTTTAGCAATGATTAAATTCTTTTTTATCTCAGTTCCAGTATTCCTATGTGTTTATTGTACTATTATGATTTATGTTGAACTTAAAGAACTATATGAGTAAGATAAAAGGACACGAGAACGCAATGCCTATAAGATTGATATTTATAGATACAAAAGAGGAAATAGAGTTTAAGTCAGTAGCCTACGCAAAAAGAGTAACAGGAGTAAATGAATACCAAATAAAGGAAAGCCTAAATCCAGTTAAAAAGAAAAGATTTGAGTACCAAAATAGACAAATAGCGTTCCGTATAAAAAAGTAAAATGATAAGAGTAATAAAGTTTAGTGGAGGAAAAACAAGTGCTTTGATGACAATTCTAAATTATCGTGAAGGAGATTTAGTAATATTTGCTGATACTAAAAGAGAGCATCCAAAAACATATAAGTTTATTAATGACTTTGAGGCACACGAGAATATTCCAATTATTAGAATTAGTTACGAAGGTGGTTTTAGGGGAATGTTAGAACATAAAAAATGGAAACTAATCCCTAATAGAGTTAAAAGAGAATGCACTATTGAACTTAAGATTAAGACTGCTAAAAGATATCTTAGAGCAAACTATGGCAAACAAAACTATGAATGGCTAGTAGGGTTTAGGGCAGATGAGGAACGCAGAGTAAAAGGATATGAGAAACGACAAGCCTATATACACCCAAGATTCCCTTTATATGAAGCTGGAATAGATAAGGCACAAGTAAATGACTATTGGAGTAAAAAACCTTACACCTTAGAAATACCTGCTATACTAGGAAATTGTACTTTATGCTTTCTTAAAGGTAAAAATGCTATTATTAATATTTTAAGGTCATATCCAGAACTAGCAAACGAATGGATAGAAGATGAAGAGTTAAGCAAATTAAAAGGTAATGGCCATACATATTTTCAAGATACAACCTATAAGCAAATGCTAAATTATGCACAAAACGATTTATTCAAAGGACAAGACCTTTCCGATTTAAACCCAGCTTTTAATTGCTCGTGTACAAGTTAATCCCTAATTTTGTGCTATGGCATTACAAACCATTCCAAAACTTACAGGAAAGACACAAACAATTTTTAATCGTTATATACGACAAAGAGATAGTCAAAATGGTTACTTTACTTGCATATCGTGTGGCTCTACTAAAGATACCTCCCAAATGGATGCAGGTCATTATGTGCCTGTCAAGAATAGTTCAGCTTTAAGATTTGATGAGTATAATGTAAACGGAGAGTGCAAGGCTTGTAATGGATTTGACCAATTCCACCTAATAGGGTATAGAAAAAACCTAATAGATAAGATAGGCGAAAGAATGGTTTTACATTTAGAAAGTCAGTCAAGACTTATAAAGAAATGGACTAGAACCGAGTTAAACGAAATAAACGAAAAGTATGGCGAAACTAAATCCTAATGGCAAGGTCTCCTTTGGGTCAAGAAAAAAAGGAAAGGCTAAAAAGACATCTGGTCCTAAAGACAAACCTACTAAACCATATAACCGACAAGGCAGATGCTAATACAAGAAATCAAATCTAATCCTAACAATCCTAGATTAATTAAGGACCATAAGTTTAAACAACTTGTAAAGTCTATTCAGGACTTCCCACAAATGTTAGAACTAAGACCTATTGTTATTGATGAACATAATATGGTTTTAGGAGGCAATATGAGATTAAAGGCTTGTATTGAAGCTGGGTTAACTGATGTTCCTGTAATACACGCTAACAACCTATCAGAGGAGAAAAAGAAAGAGTTTATTGTAAAAGATAATGTAGGTTATGGCGAATGGGATTGGGATGACCTTGCAAATAATTGGGATGCTTTAGAACTAACCGAATGGGGTTTAGATATACCAAACTTTGATGCAGAAGTCTTAGAGGCACAAGAAGATAACTTTTCAGCTCCAGAGGGAGGCATTGAAACAGATATAGTCTTAGGAGATTTATTTGAAATAGGCGAACATAGATTGCTATGTGGTGATAGTACAGATAGCGACCAAGTGGCAAAGCTAATGAATGGGCAAAAGGCTGATATGGTATTTACAGACCCGCCTTATGGAATGAAGTTAGATGCTGATTATAGTGGAATGAAAAGCGAAATATTTAAGGGTGGTATTGGTGGCAAGAAATATGATAATGTAAAAGGAGACCACGAAGATTTTACTGAAGAATTAATTAATACAATATTTGCTTGTTTTAATGATTGCAAGGAAATATTTATATGGGGTGCAGATTATTTTGCAGAGTTGCTTCCTAATAAAAATGATGGCAGTTGGGTAGTATGGGATAAAAGAGCAAATGGCAATGATGATATAGCAGAGGATAAAAGTTCCGATAAAATGTATGGTAGCACCTTTGAATTATGTTGGTCAAAGAATAAACATAAGAGAGATATTGCAAGGGTTAAATGGGCAGGAATCTTTGGTATGCCATCCCAAGATACTAAAGGCAGAGTACACCCAACACAAAAACCTATTGAGTTAGCTAATTGGTTCTTTAATAAATGGGGTAAGGATAATGATTTAGTTGCTGATTTATATTTAGGTGGTGGAACGACAATGGTAGCTTCGCACCAACTTAAACGCAAATGTTATGGTATGGAACTTGACCCTAAATACTGTCAAGTGATTGTAGATAGAATGCGTAAACTAGACCCAACATTGGAAATCAAGAAGAATGGGGTAACTTTGCAATATGAAATGGCAAGACTCACCTGATAGACCAAAATGCAAGATATGTAATGACCCAGCTAAATTTCATACTTTAAATAAAGATAGAAGTGTAAAATATTGGAGATGTTATTGTAATGCTTGTTATAAAATAGAGAATAGAAGTGCAATTTGGGGGTATAGAAAACATAAAAAAGATTATTGTGAAGAATGTGGTTTTGTGGCAAAGCATAGTGTTCAATTAGATGTTGACCATATAAATGGGAATAAAAAAGATAATAGAATTGATAACTTAAAAACATTATGTGCAAATTGTCATAGGTTAAAAAGTTATTTAAATGGAGATAATACAGGAATATCAAAATATGCGAAAAAAATGTGAGGATTATGGCAAATGAAAATAATTTAGTACCATTTAAAGAAGGGTATGATGAAAGAAGGGAAAACAATGGTAGAAAGAAAGGAATACCGAATAGCAAAACTAGATTGTTAAGATTATTAGAATTGGTCCAAGTAAAGACCAACCCAATTACTGGCGAAAAAGAGGAGTTTACTGTGGCAGAGCAATTAGATATGATGGTACTACAAAAGGCATTTAAAGGGGATTTAAAGGCTTATCAGGAGATTCTTGATAGACTAGAAGGTAGAGCCAAACAAACCAACGAAATAGAACTATCAGGAGGACTTCAAGTAAATTGGGAGGAGAAAAAAACTTACGTTGAAAAAACAGGAAGCCTATAATGGAATTATCCATAAAACAAACAACTGCGTTAGACCTATTAGAAGATAAAACAACAAATGAGATTCTATTTGGAGGAGGAGCAGGAGGTGGTAAGACTGCTTTAGGTTGCTACTGGCAGCTTAAACAAAGATTAAAATATCCCAATACAAGAGGACTAATTGGGAGAGCCGTGTTAAAAACCCTAAAAGAAACTACCTTAGTATCCTTCTTTCAGATAGCTAAGATGCAAGGACTAGAAGCCAACAAGCATTATAAGTTTAACGGACAAACAAGCCAAATAGAGTTCCCTAATGGTTCTACAATCTTACTTAAAGATTTATTTGCCTATCCTTCCGACCCTAACTTTGATGAATTAGGTTCATTAGAGATTACCGATGCGTTTATTGATGAGGCTAATCAAGTAGATGATAAGGCTAGAAACATTATCAAATCAAGGATAAGATTCCAACTAGACCAAAACGATTTAGTGCCTAAGATTCTTTACACTTGTAACCCAGCAAAGAACTGGACCTACTCGGAGTTCTACAAACCAGAACAAGAAGGCACAATATCTAAGAATAAAAAATTTATTACTTCCTTGATAGATGACAATCCTTTTATCTCTAAACATTACAAAGAGAACTTACTAACTTTGGATAGTGTTTCAAAGGAGAGGCTTTTATTTGGTAACTGGGAGTACTTAGATGACCCTGCACAACTTATAGACTATGATAAAATACTTGACTCTTTTACCAATACGTTTGTTCCTATTGGTGATTCTTTTATTACTTGTGATGTGGCACGTTTTGGGAATGATAGTACTGTTATTGGTATATGGAGTGGCTTTCGTGTTAGGTTTTATCAATTCAATGGTAAATCAGTTGTTGAGGTTGCTGAACTTATAAAGAACTTTGCAACCGAGCATAAAGTACCTACATCTAACATAGTTTGCGATGAGGATGGAGTAGGAGGTGGAGTAGTAGATATTCTTAGGTGCAAAGGATTTGTCAATAATAGTTCTCCATTAGTAAACCCTGTAACAAGACAAAAGGAAAACTTTGATAATTTAAAGTCTCAATGCTATTTTAAATTAGCAGATATGGTTAACAAAGCAGAACTTTACATTCAGGCAGATGGGAAACAAAAACAAACTATTATTCAGGAACTAGAGCAAGTCAAACAAAAGTCAGTAGATAACGATATGAAAAAAGGAGTAATTCCTAAAGATAAAGTGAAAGCAGCAATAGGTCGTTCTCCTGATTTTAGTGATTGTTTAGCTATGAGAATGTTCTTTGAATATTCACCAAGATTTCAAGTAAGTGTATTTTGATGTAAAAATCATAACTTTGTTTAAATTCTAATAATATGGCATTTTTTGACTTCTTAACTAAAAAGAAGATAAACACTCTATTACCTAATATTCCTTTTGATACAAGTGTCGCTATTCAACGTGGAATCGTTACTTGGCAAGGTGGAGATTCAAGAGCATTCGTAAGAGATGGATATATAGCTAATGATATTGTTTACTCAATTGTAAAACTAATTACTGATAAAGCTAAACTTGCTCCATTTCATGTATATAAAGTTAAAGATGAAGTATCTGCAAAAAGATACAAATCATTAATGAAACAACCAGATAAGATTACTAACTGGCAAGAGGTAAATGATTTACATAAGAAAGCATTTGAGATATATACAGGAGACCAAAGATTAAACGACCTTTTAAAATATCCTAATGGAGAAGATACTTGGGCAGATTTAGTTGAGCAATGGTGTGGATTTAAGTTAATAACAGGAAATTCATTTATATATGGAAAACTTATTGAAACAGGAAACAATCAAGGAAAGCCGTTTGAACTATTTGCTTTACCTGCTCAGTATATGGCTATTATTGCCAACATTGAAATGTTCCCACCAACCAGAGTGGGCTACCAATTATACTACGGAGCAATGTGGTCCTTTGACCCAAAAGAAATCTTACACGACAAATACTTCAATCCTGAATGGACAGTTACAGGTGGTCAATTGTACGGACAATCTCCGTTATTAGCAGCTGCTAGAACATTGACTAGAAGTAATGAAGCTAAGACTGCTGCCGTTGCATCATTCCAAAATGGTGGACCAGCAGGAGTTCTATTTATGAACGATGAAAGATTCGACCCTACAAGTGGACAAGCACAAGCACAAGCACTAAAGAGAGCAGTAAGCGAGAAAGGTGGAGCAGCTAACTTTAACTCTATTGCAGTATCAGGTTATAAGGTTGACTGGAAACAAATAGGTTTAAGTCCTGTTGAACTTAATATCATTGAATCAGAGAAATGGGATATGAAGGCACTTTGTAATATTTACGGAGTACCATCACAACTATTAAACGATGCAGATAACAAGACTTACAACAATCAATTAGAGGGAGAGAAGGCATTAACTTTAAGATGTGCTATTCCTTTGTTGGATTCTTTGACTGAGAACTTAAATAGAAGATTACATTCTGACTGGGGATATAGAAATAGTGGATTGTATGTAGGATATGATATGAAGGTCTATCAAGAATTAGAGGCTAATAAAACAGAGCAAGTTGCTTGGTTAAACACTGCTTGGTGGATTGCTCCAGCACAAAAGAATGAGATTATGGGCATCAGAACTCCAGACTATATTCCACAAGAGGAGATGGAGAAACTATATATCCCTTCATCTTTGCAACCTACTGACCAATTTCAACCTTTACAAATCAATGAATAATGCAAGAGTATTACAATATTTTAGACCTTTTGTTTGATGTTAAAGTAGAACTAAAAAAAGATATAGAAGAGATTGTAGATGAGGTTTATGGCAAGTATCAAGATACAGTTAATATGTCTTATAGTGAATTAAAGGCTTGGTCGTTAACTGAATGTAGTAAAAAGGCATCCTTAGATAGAAACCCAATAGAAAGAAACTTAAATCTCTTATCTAAGAACAAATCCGAGTGGGGTGCAACGGAAGTAAAGTCAGCTAATAGAACTATAAGTTTTGTTAGTAGAATGAAAAATATGCCTAACGGAGAACCAGCATCAAAAAATTGTCCTTCTAAAAGAGATATATCATTAAAAAATTGGGCATATAATCCTAGCAAATGATTTGGCAAGATTATAAAAAACTATATGCTAACGCATTAAAACAATATTCGCCTAAGTTCAAGAAAGAACTGCAAAATCAGGTGAATACCTATTGCCGTACACAAGACTATTCTAAAATTAGCGACAAAGCCCTTAAAAAGACCATTTACAAGCTCCATTTAGCTATGGGTACTAAAATGGCTGTAATAAGCGAAAGTGCCGTTAAAAAGTCTGTAAAGGGGGTTTATGTGCCTATGGAGTTTAAATCACAAAAGACCGATGCCTTTCAGTATGCTATTATTCAAGTCCTACAAAATGATGGCTTAGACCAATTAGCAGCAGATATTACCGATACAACTAAAGAACAAATAAGAAGATACCTAATTGAGTCAGCACAGAAAAATCTTACATTGCC